ACACTACAAGCCCAATACATTGAAGTGCTTATCCAAGGAGAACGACATGACATTTAAAGAGATTGCGCTATCAATCGTAGGATTAGCATGGCTATGGTTGTTTGTTTATTTAGTTTTTAGTTTATAAAAGGAGACAACGACATGACTGAAAAAACATGGTATTACGACGTAACGATAGGTATCTATGACAAGGAGACAGGTGTATTAATTAATGAGTTTAATGAAAATGATTTAAGGGATGAAGTAGCTTGCTTCATTGACACGGATATTAAAGAACTTATGAAGGGAGAGCATAATGAACGATAAACACTTTAGAGAAACAATTTACGAACTTGCTTTTGGATGCAGTGCTATTGATAAGGATTATTCTGAGGATGAAGTACTCGCGATGATTAGGGAGTTTTCTGATAAAGCATTGGCATTTGACCGGACTGGGCTAGATATTAACGATGCCCTTGAGTCTGATTATTGCCCAAACTAGGAGGATATCATGAGCTTTGATTTCGAGTATAGAGGTTATGAGGTATTGGCCGAGGTAGATGAATGCCTTGATGGCTATGGAACCGGAGACAGTCCGACGCTGTACGAGGTTAATTTATTGAGTGTGATAGATGAAGAGGGCCGTGTACTGAAGGAGAGTGATATAGGCAATGGATTTAGGGACACGTTAGAGGATGAGGCTATTCGTGTCTTCAAAGGATGGTGATAATGCCCTATGACAGATACCAGCCATGCAAGAAGGGAACGTGTGAGGCGTGCGCATTCTACACGGCCCATTAAACCACCACCGAAGACTAAGCCCGTTAGATCGAATGTAGTTATACGGCTTATTATGATGGTGTTATTCGCAAACATATTCGGAGGCAATTAAAAAGGGGCGCAAGCCCCTTTTATTTTACTCAGTTAATGCATGCCTAAACATATGCCATTGCACATGCGACAAGGGCCATTTGGCAGAGGGGATGCATTCCACGCCACGTAATAATATATCCTCGGCCTGCGAGCCGTCATACAGCAATAATTCAGCCTTTAATGCAGATGTTGTACCGGCCGGATGATACTGCACTAAGATATAAGTGGGACAGCCTAGACTAGCGTGCTTAAGGTGGAAGGCGACTTGATGTGGACTAAGTGCAACCTTCCTACCTCGCTTTACTACCTTCAGCTCTACCATTACAAACCTATTCTTAGTCAGTGCTATCAGACAATCCGGTATCCCTAGATTCACTCTCGATTCTATCCTCGTGATGTGTGCCTCCGGTAGATTTTCTTTCAACCTTTTGTACAGTCCGGCTTCGGGCTTTATTGCCATTTTCAATTACCTCATTTGCGTCAAAAGATGGTTCTACTTCGATAGTGCTCTCTACATCGATTGGTTCCATGTCAATAATGGTCTGCGGAGTAGCGCCATAGAGTCGTTTAATTTCCTCTAGTTTACGCATTACTTCGTCTTTACTCATACTATCGATGGTACCTATACGAACTTCTTTCCTCTCGATGTATATAGTGCCCAATGCTTGGCCTCGTCGATATTCAGCTGCTACGGCCGCTCCAAAAGCACCTGCTTCTAGTGCCTTATCCCTTATCAACTGTAAATCCTTCATATGCCTATCATAATTAGTGCCATACTTTGAATTTAATTCTGCACGATACTCTTGTATCGCGGCCACTACATGGGGACATATTTCAGGATTGGTAAGCTTCCATGCCGTCACTTTCGCAGATGCCTCTCGGTACCCTGCTCTTAATGCACACTCCTTCATCGTGACTTGCCCGTCTCCAGATACAAGCTCTTGCACAAACTTCCATTCCCTGCCACTTAACTTCTTTTTCTGGCTATACAATGAGCCTACGTTACTAGATAGTCTCTTTTGCAATTTATCCCCTAAGATAGGTGGAACATTCCATACATCCTTAAGCGCCATTAGCTTACCCTCCTGCAGATCCAAATACTGTCATCTTCCATTGTTTGACGCACAGTGAATCTTCGACCGCCTATTCGTCTATAAAATGATTTAAGTCCATGGCGTATGCTCATCGCTTCATACAGGGAATGACTCTCGATGTAATCTCCAATGATCATGGCCTTGAACGGATACCTTGCTCTTCCACTGCTTAGGTTATATCGAATAACATGCTTCCTAGGTGTTATCCCAGTCAATCTTACTTCTACATCTTTCAAAGACATTTCTTTTCCTTTATCTTAAAGTACACAGTTAATATACCCCGTTTAAGTGCCTTAGTCAACAGCGGGGCTTTTGTTCAATTATTCAGTTCTATAGAGCAGGGCTTTTTGTTCAATTATTCAGTTCTATAGAGTGGACTTCTTGTGAAAAAAAAAAAAAAAAAAAAAAAACGTTATCGCGCGAAACCCCCAGTAAATATTGTCTTTTTGCCTATTTTTTAATCAATTTTACTCAAATATTCTCTGATAATTCCCTATACAAAATCATTTTTACTCTCTTACCATTACGTCTGTGATAAAAAGTACCCATTACGCCATTACGTCTACACTATCATACCGTAATGGGGTAGTGTAATGACTAAGTACTTGATATCATTAAGTAATATCACCCATTACGTCTGATTACGGTACTTCTCATTAAAAAAAAAATAAATATTTATTTTTCACAGGAAGTCCACTATACAGGAACGAATAATTGAAAACGGGCCGTGGTCCATGGTCCTTGCTCCTCCCTCCCCTCACCCCCCTCCAAGACCCGCGCCCCGTGGCTCTCCGCCATTTTACCCTTGTCCAATTTCCCTCTTAAAACCCTTAGAAAGTACCCGTTACGTCTAATTTTGAGAAATCCCATATAAAGTACCCAAATAAAAAAAAGAGACCCCTAAAGGTCTCAAAAAGTCTTACCGCTTGGGGCACGTTAAGAGGATACTTTTGTCTTTAATGGACAGTATTATTCAAATAATTCAACAAGCAGGAAATAACATGTTTCATCAGGACTATTTCCCCGAAGTCGAGGTCATTTATCTCGCCTAATTCTTCGTCATCTTCGACGATAACGGGTGCGAACATGACATACGTTTTGTTGTCGATGGTGATACGTACAATCTGCATGAGGTGGTTGTCATTGTGTTTATTGTCGCTATTTTTGTCGATTTTAGACTCTGTCATTACTATCTTCTATGAACTCTATTAGGGCATTGACGTACCACTGTGCTTTCTTGAGGTCCTGAAGCGTGTTTTCCTTGAGTCCGGCCCTTGATAGGTATTTAAGTGCTGTGAGGCGTAGGTGGCCTCTAAACTCTTCTGGAGTGGACTTAGCCTCCATGTAGTCGATCGTTTCTATTCCTCCGCTGGTGTAGTGCGATGGGGCGTTGATGATGTCGTTGACGTTTTTGGGGACGTTTTTTTTGCTCTCGTACTTTTCTTTAAATGTCTGTTCTCGTTTAGCCATTTCGCGTAGGTGGGCTTTTATTTCATCATCAGTCATGTTGGTCATTGCTGGTTTTCCCTTCAAGGCTATCTAAATATTCCTGGTGTTCTTGGGCCACGGCCCGTGCAAGGTCAGCCAATAGTCTGTCCCATATTTCTTGTTTAAAGCTGTCGGGATATTCGTACCAAGCTTTCATATAGGAATAGTCTGGTCTAAAGCCGTAGGCCCCTTTATAGAGGTCTGATAGGAGCTCTGAGTCATAGCTGTATGAACTTTGGTCGGAACTTTGGTCGGAACTTTGGTCGGAACTTTGGTCGGGATTGTCTGCGGTTGTCATTATTCTTCCTTTAAAGTAATAAATATTGGGCCACCTTCGATGTGTGAGCCATGGACATTGTAATCAAAATGGTCTAAGGCATCTTCTTCTTCCATCTCCTCTACTCTCATAAGTTGACGGATGATGCCATCGCGATCGTATACTACTTGTCCCTCTAGTGTCACCCCGACAATGACCTCATCGAAGTACTCTTCACTTAAGAATATAAGTGTTTCGTGTCCGGATATCTCACGGATATGTTCTCTTAGTTCCAAGCTCTGCATATCGCTAGTCATACACCACCCCTGTCCCTAAATACGTTACCGAAGCTCTCTCATACTGTACATCAATAGCACAGGCTACTTTGGTTGCCGTTGGATAATAACTATCCCATGCCCTACCTACAATCATCACCATCATCATCGTGGCTAAGGCTATGGATACTACGTCATACAGGGCTTGTTGGCTTGGGTTCATTTGTTTTCCTTAAGTGTTCGGTAAGTAAT